ATTAATTTTATCTCCCGTAATTTTAGCATCCGCGGCGGCATTTTCTACCGTCAATGACTTATCAATCGGAGGATTGGACGGATTCGTGATATTAGCTGTCAACCATGTCGCTACTTCGTTGCTTACAGTTGGTTTCAGCAAATTAAGCAGTTCTCCGCTTTCTTTCATTGCTTCGATTTTCTTGTTTACTTCGTTCTGTAAGTCGAGATTTGAAAAATACTGATTGATAAAATCATGTAACGCTTTGTAACTTTTTACAAGTTCGTCCTGCGCGTCAAACATTTCTTTTACCGTTTTAAACAGAACAATAAATTTGTTTTCCAGACTCAATGTCCCATTGAAATCATACGGAATCCCCCGCACATTTGCTACAACTTCACAAGCCTGCGTAATCATCTGACCAAAGTCGGGCAAATTTGGAAAATCTGGAATCTTTGGTTTGTCTGCCATTGCTACATCTCCTTAATAAAATTGATAAAACAATTCTTTACAATCATCACAGATACGCTTGTTAAGATTCAGGATGGTATCGCGGAATCTCTGTACTTCTAATGAGTAACTACCGTCAAAACCCTCATCTTCAATCGTATCATTATTATCTGCATGATACGTGTCATTACTGTTGGTTTTTGTCGTATTCTCTCCATTGCTCACCGCACTGTTATGGATGGTATTCTGTCCCCGTTCCATCGTAGATGCATAATTCGTTCCGGCGAAATTAATTTGCGGATTATCAGAGTGGATATTTTGTGTATTGTTATTTGTATCAGCTGTCGTTGTGTTTTTCGCTGTGCTGTCTCCCGAGATCACACCTGTTCGAGTATCGTCTTTTGTACTCGTTACTTTTCGTGTACTCTTATGAGTGGTAAGCGGGTTGTATTCAAAAGTAATACTTCGGTACAACTGTTCATAGTATGGCATGTTAACCGTAAGAATTTTTTTCAGATGATACTGAAATTCGCCGATCGTTTCCAGTCCGATCTGCTCACGGAAATACTGTAAACAGAACGTTTTTTCGAACGCAAGTTTTGTAGCATTATATTCGGAGTCGGATGCATTGACATAAAACGGAAATTCAAAATTGAATACGAGTTCAACTGCCTTTTCAATCATTCCGTCAATGTTCTGTTTTTCAAGTGGATGAATCACGTTGTCTGCAATAACTAACTGTTCGATCGTATTTGTTAGTGTTTTCGTTTCGTAGTTATAGTCAAGAAACATTATTCCACCTCACTTTCTGATGTGTCCTTTTCCTGGTTTTCTGGTGTGTCGGTTTCAGCATTTGTAGTGTCGAAAACATCCGGTCGGTTAATCGGTGTTACCATCTTAGAATTAAAACGTACATGGATATTAAGACCATACATATCATTGATAGCGTCTAATCCCCTCTGAATAGTAGCCAGATTTCCGTTTCTTGTCAACTCGATTTCTCCATCGTTGTAACTCGTTTCCGCGGAAACTAGCCGTTCCGGTTTTTCAACGCCGCTTGCTTCGATACCGAGATCAGCTAGACATTCTGCTACTTCTCTCTGCGCGGCGGTGTCAAGTTCGTTAAAAATTGGCTGTATTTTCAGATCAATCGTATCAATCTGAATCTGTTTTCGCAGATCGTTTTTTGCTTTGATGAAAGGAATATTTTTTACCCACTTTTTAATAAAGTTGTCAATGGATAACTTCTGCGTAGAATCCCCGCTGATAACAACTGGCGTTCTCTGCTGAATGACGTTTACCCTTGTCGACGCTTTTTTCTCTGCCAGACTCTGCGCATGAAGAATAATACTGAGAATTTCCGGTACAGCAAAAGGTCTTGCGAAAATCAACGCGCTTTCTTCCTTATCCGTCTGTTCATAATACTGTCCGTTCATGGCATAAGCAATCCAATCGGTCGGGATGCCGTAAATATCCGGTTCCCCAACCAGATTCACACCAAAAACGCCGAATAGTCCGGTGATTGGTTCTTTTTTGAACAGACACATTCCCTGCCATAACAGATAGGAGTTGAGCATCCGCGGCGGAATCTCATCCGGTAAACCGTCATACTCATACCGTGATAATGCTAAATTTACAAACTTGTCAAAAAAGTGCCGGAAATATAGTTTTTCTTCCGGTGATGTATTCGGATTATTTTCCCACTGTCCCCATACTTCCTTGTTACTCACCCGATACGGGTTATTGTACATGATATCACCTCCTTAGTTATTGGAAAGACTATAGTTTCCCACATCGTCCGTATGCCAGAACGTAACGCCGCGGTTAAACATTGTCTGCAAAAAGTTGATATCATCGGTAACACACGAACCATGCAAGCTGCAATTAACCGTTTTGACAAAATTCCAATTTGAACGCCCCGTAATATTGGGTACTTTAATTTTGTGCGTTGCATATCCGTACATTGTGAAAAAATCGTCGATTGTTTTTGCCATTTGTGCAGTAACACTCATTACGTGACAATAAATCTGACTTCCAAACAATGCGGTGGCAACATAACTTCCAGATGAATTGCCTTTTGCTGTCGGTGGAATCAAATCATGACTTTCTTTTTGTGCGTTAATGTTTTCGTTCAGTAGATATGTTCCGGTTGCCGCGGTATAAATGCTTTCAACGCCAGCGGCTAAATTTCCGCTTAATGCTCCGACTAATCCTCCGGCTAAATTTCCAATCTGCGATATTGCATTCTGCTTTTTGGAGTAGTCCCATAACGGACTAGACTGCGCTAGAAAAGCCTGATAGCCGTCATTTGTCCATGCACACTGTGGGAAATTATTGATGATAAAACCGTATGGGGATTTTGACCCACTAGTACGTTTATATTCACGCGGAGCCACAAAGATTGCCGGAATATTAAACATAACGCCATACACCTGCATGGTTAATGCTCCATTTTTACCGTATTCGAAATTAAAAGTATGCTGTATTCCCGAACCATCGTTGACCAGACAATAACAATAGGGATACTGATATAGTTTATTGTTTTTCGGGATATAGCCGTCAAGTGCATCTGGCTGAACGGTTACTTGTGTATAAGCAGATGCATCTGTCCGGAAACACGCTTCTGGTGCTTGATATACATTAACAATCGCATCTCCGTTTCCGCTTTTGACGTAATTCTGGATAACTGTGATTAAGTCCGTATATTTTGTTTTCCGAGTAAATGTCAAACCAGATAAAATTCCCTGATTGACAATGGGTATAATATTTGTTCCGTTTTCGTCTGCACTCGCGCTCAAACAATACTGCATCGGGCCGAGATTCAAAAGTTTCTGTTCGTTCGGATTGTCCACGTATTCCCCCGTTTCCAGATTTTCTGGCACTAAATTAATTCCGGCATAATCAGCTTTTTTGTCAATATGTTCCCGTTCCACATAGCACGGCTGTAATACCACATCGTAAAAACTGTTCTGGAAACGATCGGGTTCGAAATAAATCTTAAAACTTCCGTCACTCAACCATTCTACGCGCGTCACAAAACCGAAATACCATTCTTCCGTATAGGGTTTGTTCTGAAAAGCAATATAATTGCATTTCAGAAATTCACTCTCATTCCCTTTTCCTTTATAAGTCAGTTCTCCCCATCGTACGGGTGCAGACTGTTTATAGATATGAATTGCTTTTTCTTTTACGTGTGTCAGGCAACCTGTTTTTCCGTTTTCATAATATCTTACATGTTCGTAATCATTTCCCCATTCGATACCACTAGCCAAAATAACCGTGGTCTGCGGGGAAACAGCCGCCACATCGGATTGCGGCGGCATTGGAATAAATGATTCCATGTTTCCCACCTCTCTTAATCGGAAGTAAAGTAAATGGTTGCCGTTTTGGACGAATCGTAACGACTGGTAATCACAACTTTTACGCTCGTTGTTTTATCTGCTTTCGGTTTCAGATTTTTTTCGTCTTTTGCGATTCGAAGAATCGTAGTTCCCGGGATTACAAACGTATCGGCAGAAGAGTTACCCTCTACTTTTACGTCAATCGCTTTATCAGCTACCCCATCAGAATTAACTGAAAAACTTCTACCGAAGTCGACATCTGTTCCAGCTTTCACCAGTCCCACGTCACTTGCGGTAATGGAAGAAACAAGAACTTTCTCTGTCGTAAACACGATGATCGGATAAAACAGGGAATAAGAGAACATCTCTTTTACTGTATACGTACTGTTCCAACGCAGTCCGCGATTAACGTTATCCTGTACCATCATGCGGTACTGTTCGCGGATTTTGAAAAACCGCTTGTCCACCAGCACGGCAACAATGCCCTCAGCATCGTTGAAATTATCAATCAACACCTGCTGTGCTTTCGGAATCATCCGGTCGAGATTGTACGCGCTTGCATAACTGTCAACGTTCATCGCGGCTTTCGTATCTGGGTCGACAAACAGAAGAATGGTATCTTCTTTTGCCGCCGATGTCGCGCCAGCGAAATTATACAGCGGGTTCGGGAACTGAATCTTGTCAATATAGGACTGAATCTGTTTTGCAAGCGCATTGGCGCTTGCCTGATCAGTAACCGGGTCGACGTGTACAGGATAAATCTGACCTGCACGTTTCGCAGACGCGATCAGCTCTTTCGCTGTCGTGAACTCATCCCAGTTGCAAGCAGAAACGACGCTCTCCACTTTTGCCTGTACCAGACTTCTGATTCCGTAATCATCGAGAAAAGCGCCGCGCATATCCTCAAACCAGATCGTCACCGGATAGTCGTTGTTAAAATTGATGACATGATACAGCGCCATGATATAGCTGTCATAAATGGCGGTAGCATCTTCGATACTGATATTAGCATCGTGTGCATATCCCTGCGCAAAGTTTACGTAAACCTCCTGTTCACCGTTTCCATACGGCATGGCGTTACTGTTTAACACTCTAAGCGGGTTGCGGAACGCTTCCGTGCTGATGGACTGGCTGGCGATCAGATTCACCAGTGCCGGAACGAGTTCGTTTCTTGCCATCGGATTGTACGGGTCAGTTAACGTTTTCGCAATATCTGCGATATTTTCGCGTGTTGCCACCGGGACGCGGTCACGGTAATCAACGCTCATAGTCGAGCGTACGGCGTTCAGCATATTAATATTGGTCATATCTAATTTTTCTGCCATTGTTTTCACTCTCCTTTTCCGCTCATGATGAGCTGAGACATATCAAGATCATTGATACTTGTTGCGGTGTCTTCTGCTTCCGGCACTTTTCCGCCAAACTCGGTTACTTTTGTGATACTTCCGCCGTGGGAAAGATCAGACCAGCGGCTTTTGATTTCAGCAACGGCGGCATCATACTTTCCTTTCAGTTCGTCCCGTTCTGCGACCAGTGCGTCACGCTCCGACATCAGCGCTTCGATGTCGGTATCTTCTGTTTTGATTTTTTCGCTGATGGCGGCGATTGCGTCACCGTGCGTTTCAATGTTTCCAATGTCTGCTACAATTTCTGTCCAATACTCTTCAAGTGTCATGTTAAAACCTCCTGTTTAAATTGGGATATAACCAGATCGGCATTTTATGCCGTTTTGGTTTCATTGGGTGGGGTGGCTCGGGCGGTTCCGGTTGTTCTCCTTTTGCTAAATACCGATATACCATGATCGCATTGTTTAATCTTTCGGAATCGGATAGATAGCGATTTCCAACAATCCATCCGGTAATTGCAGAATCTTTTGCGTGTTCGGAAATATAATTGAAACACTCGTGTGCTTTTTCCTGCCTTAAGCTAAGCGTTCCATCGTCACTAATTCCCTCCCAGCCTTTCATATAGGCGGCGGTCAGTGCGTCTAGATCGGTACTGTCACTGTGCAAAAATGCTTGCAGATTTTCGTAAGCACTTGCGGCTCCGACGGAATACCATACGTTTTCATAGATTAGATATTCTAACTGTGCGTTACCATCTTCCCGGCTGTACCCGTTGGAATCTAACCATTGGAACAACCGCGTCCGGCGGTCGGTAGAGGAATTATCTGTCCATTGTCCCAAACCATAACCGGGCGAGCCGACAATCGTGCCTTGCCACAATCCAGGATTGATGGTTGACTCCTGCCAGAAGTTGCCACAGATGGCGGCAATTACATACTGGCTGATACCGCTTTGTACCTCAACTGGGTATCGGTACAGATACGACCATGAGCTGTATGGACTCACAAACGTATTAATAGACACCTGTCTTTCCAGTGGGTAGCTGTCTGTGTGCGCTCCCATGGTATATCCGCCGCCGTCTGCCGGGTCATATACCATTTCGGTATGCCCGGAACGCCACAAAATATCGCCTTTTTTCCAAGGCTGGTTTGCGGTTCCTTTCTGGAATCCCGCACCGATCAGATACCCGTCCATGCTCCGAGTGGTAAACCACGGGTTGCTTGCCAAAAAACCACCTACTGTACAACAATAACTCATGAGGGACGAACAATCATAGTACGTAATACCTCCGACCGTTTGCCCCTCGCGATAAGTTTGTGAGTAACCAACGTTCGGTGCATTACAAATTTCGATACAAGTGTTATAAGCAAGCGTCAGATCAGCCACGTGTCAGACCCTCTTTTGCTACATATCCGGTATAGACAATTCCATTAACGATAGCTTTCACAAGATACCATTCTCCGGTATAATACCCGTAGTTTCTAACACCGGTTCCGGCTGGCAACGTCAAAATAACCGTTTTGTCCATCCCTGCTCCTACGCGCAGATTATAACGATCGTTGGTATGATAGGCTCCGGCGATTTTCCGGTCAAAACTACGTGCGGACTCGGTCTTGATACATTTCTCAATAGGTTTCTGCGGCTTTTCGTTTTTTACAGCATACCGATAATGGACGGTATTCTCATACGGGAGATCATAATAAGACCGAACGCAGATTTCTTTTCCGGTCTGATCTCCCGTCTGACCATCAATCCCGCCGTTTTCGGACTGGCTGGCGTGAACGATGCGGTTCGCGTCAACCGACATCGTTACATGATGCCCGGATGCAAGGTGGATATCACCGCGTTTCCACGGTTTGCCGCATTTTACGAAACCAGCGTTTACCAACTGTTCGCCGAGATTTCTTGTGGTACTGTACTGACTGACTGGAAACCCAGCTTTTGCAAGTGCCGTTCCGACAAAGGATGAACAATCATAATCAGGCCCATTCCGGTGTACCTGTGAGTAACCGTGGTGATCATCGGCGGCGATCTGTTCCTCCCATGCAACTGCGTTTTCGATTTTACTCATTCTTTCCACCTCCTAAGTGCTGGCAAAGCGAATTAATCGCGGTTGTATTCGCTTCTACACTTTTCCGTAATTCTTCCATTTCTTCCTTGTGTGCGTCTTTTTCTTTCACCAGATACCAAAAAAGCGCGCCGCAACAAACGATTGGAAAACCGAGACTGCCAATTAACTGTGTTACCATCGTTACATCCATTCTTTCACCTCCGTATCATTCCATTTCAACCAGTCCTCAATCTCACTAACTTTATCACACATAATAAAGTTATGAATGAATAGGACTGGCGATTTACTGTTATAAGAGTTGCCATCCATGAAAAAATAATCCCATAAGTAACGGATATGAGATTCATAATTTTCATGTGGGACGAGAATCAACGTGTCTTTCTCATCCCCTCTATAACGTACCGTATAAGCAAGGTAGGCATTTTCTTTTTTCATCATTCCGACAATCATATTAAAAACGATATTCGCCATCTCTGCTCCTTTCTTCCTGCCCATTAAAACAAGGAAACCTTTTGACCTGCCAAGGACAGGGCGGTTTACTCAACCGTGGCAACCCCTTTTAAAAGGTTTCCCCGTATTTTTATGATACCTCTTTTTCTGTCCGTCTGTCAAGTACTTTTGTCCGTCTCCCACGAACTATTTATAAAGATCAATCCCTAGTAACTCAACCGCCATATTCTTGCTGTCTAGATCGTCAAACCGCAAATATGCTTTGCGGTATGCGTCAACTAGATTTTCAAACAAATAATCATAGTGTTCCAACATAACCGTGTTTTGGGTATGATCACCGTCCCGAAAAACCGCGACAAAATTACAAGACGGGTTATAGTTGTGCGTGATATAGATATACCCCTCTTCGTAATACTCATATACCCCATAACTTTTTCCACTATGCTCGATGGTGAACAGATACCGCGACCGTCCGGTCGGCTTTTGTACAAACACGGCATCATCAATCAACATCTGATCTCCAACACTCATGCTTTGCATATAGTGTCCGCCGCGGAATGCTTTCAGAGCAGTATTTTCCCACATCGCCTTACTAGCACTGTCATTGTGCGTAAATTCGCACACAAAACCACTTCCATGCATCATTTTGGTTTCTTTCTGATACCGTTTGTGGATACCAAAAAATACAAAATAGGGATTGAGCAACGAAATATTATTGGATGCCATCACCAGCTTAAACCATCTAGACTGACTTCCATTTCCACGACTGATCGTCAATAACAACGATTGCAGTTTCTCGCTCTCACCTTTCACATATTGCCCGCTCTCCATGGAAAACTCATCAAAAAACAAAAAGTAAATATCCCGAAAATAAGGAGATAATTTTTTCACGCTGTCCATCTTACTTCCAAAACTAAACGCGCATCCGAACGGCTCCCCGTCCAGAAAATACCGCACGACATTTCCATTCTTATCCAGATTTTTATAGGTAATCACACTACCCAATTTTGGATACATTTGCAACATATCCTCATACATCGCCGCCGCTCCCGTCATTTCCCCTTTCGTCCGGAAAATCCATCCGGTCTGCAATCCGTACTCTTTGCACAAAATACAACTCGCCGCGGCAAACGCACTGGTCTTTCCGGCACTACGGTTAGAACACGTAATTGCCACGCCTGCGAACTCCCCGTCCACGTCCGGCTCCGTAAACAACCGAATCGGATTGTAATACTGAATCGGCTTGCCATCATCCGATACCGATTCAAATTTCACGCCATAATCTGCAAAAAGTTTTTCCCATTTGATATCATTCCAAAAAATCATTGTTTCACGTGAAACATTTTGTTTCACTTCCTCCTTTCTACTTTTTTCCACAACCGCGCACCGCGTCCCGCATAATCTATGTTAACCGCCAGTTCCCCGCCAGCAAAACCGCAGACAATCTCACGTTTATCGCACGATGATCGCACGTTTTGACTGCGGATGGACGGCGGTGAAAGGCAGAGCGTCGCTAAGTATAAAAAAAAGCTACGCTGGAAAACGTAGCTTTTTACACGTATGGAATGAAATTTTATAACACAAGATATAGTAACAATCAACTACAGGTAAACTAAATCCTCAAGTTACCGTCCGCCAGTCGGGGCGCGTACCCAGTTCATGGTTACTTATTCCATAAATGGGTTAAACTTTTCGGTATCACCGAACTTATGAACGTTTACCGCGGAAAGGTATGCGGTGAATCCCTTTTCGCGACGGAACTTGCTTTCTCCGATAGAGATGAACAGGTCAACTACTGCGCCTTTTCCGAGTTCGTCAACGCTTGAAACGGTGTCGCTCTCTACGCTGTCCTCGTAAAAAGCTACTTTATAGTTGGTCTGCGCTTTTACGTAAAGTCCATCTTCGTCGGTTTCTTTTGCAGGAATCCATTTTGCTTCTGCGGCGGCATCCTCTCCAAACTCTTCGATGATTTTTTCAAAAATGTCTTTCTGCTGATCGGCAGAGATAGACGCGGAAAGAACACTTTTTCCGTCTTCCTCTTTTGCGTATTTAACAGTTACGTTGTTCAGTCTCATTTTCGCTTTGCTCATGATTTCGTTCTCCTTTTGATTCATTTATTTGTTATGCAAAACCGCGGCGCGTTGCTTTGATCGGTTACGACTTATCTGGACTATTCCAGACCGCGGGTTGTGCGCTTAGTCCATTCGTTTTGCTTCTGCAAAAAACTGCTCATCCGGCATTTCGTAGCGGGCGGAAACGGTGTCGGTTAAGACACAAACAGAATCTTCTGCGTAGCCTGCGGAAGTGAGCGCGTTTACTTTTGCTTTCTGAGATTTTAATTCTACGGTGGACTCAAAAAAGCCGATCACCTGTTTTGTGTTTCTGTCAATGACAGAATAGATAAATTTTTCGATTTTTGTTCTAACCATTTTTTTCTCCTTTCGTTATGTGGCTATTTGTTCTTACAAGTATTATAATAGCACTGCCTACCAAAAAAGTCAATAGTTAAAATAAGAAAATAAAAAAAATATCCAAAAATAAAAGCAGGATGGAAAAGTCGAGTTCTTCCTCATGTAACGCCCAGATCGTTGATAATACTAAAAACATAAAAAACACAAAATATCTCATATCGTCTCCTATTCCGGTAACACTCCGTCTTGAGAGTTTACCAATACTTCATAGTATTCATTCGATACACCTAAGGTATAAGTGGTATCAAGGATTCCTATATTACTTGCAGTTAATATTTCTTCCCCGTTGACTTTGATGTAATGTGGTTTCGAGTTGTTAAAGCAACTGATTGTCCGTCCGACATTTTCCATCCGGCGGCAGAGACGGAAATTATTACAGCACTTTAAGTTTTCCGCTCCAAGTTTTTTATTCATGCCAGCGACCGTAGACGTAAAACGCACGGGGTCTTTGCCAGATTGCGCCGCTTTTTCGTCCCATTCAACGCCGCAGTATTTTTTCGCGCCAAGGGTCTTAAACTGGATATAGAGGTCATCCATATCCCAAACGCCGAGAATATAACGGTTGTCACCAACGTCACAAAACGCAGGAATGTCATTATCAATCGCACGTTTTTCCAGTATTTTGTTTTTGGCTTCAAATTCTGGAATGTGTACGTCCGGATGTAAAAACTTGATACTATCGGTGTCGCAGTACACGGCATCCATTCCAACCACGTCCAGCATATCTTGTAACTGCTTTCTTGCGTGGGCGGTAACATAGATTCCCCATTGATAGTGCAAAAAGCTGTTTTTTCCATCATAGTACGTTTTCAGTGCTTTTTCCGCATCTGCTTTTTCCCGATGCCATTCTCCCGTAAAAGCATCCATTACCCATTCGTCCTGCAAAAGATCGGTAACACACATTCCGAACGTGCTGTTTAGTTTATTCTTAGATTTCATATATTCATAGACTTTATCGGGATTTCCTTTCAACTGGCTTTTTGCGATAAAAAATGACAGCATCGTTTTACGCATACTTTCCGGTAATTTTCCGCGCGCGGCTACGTAGCACTCCGAGACGGTAAAGAAATCATAGTCGTATTGATTTTTTATGATCGAAAAGTCAATTTCCGTCATTGCTATTTCACAGCAATCAATAGACAATACGCGTCCATTATCAATCACACAATCTTTCCCGTGCTTCTGACACTTTGACAGCGGGATATACGGGACTGGGATATTTTCTTTCATACGCAAGTTGTCAAATTGTACCCGCATGATAACACAACGTGTAGCACACAAATTGTCAAACTGTTCTTGCGATGTAATCTCAACCGCCCGAAACGCACTCATGGGATAGTAACCCATTGCTATCTGCGCGGGGTAGCTACTGGAAATATCCATGCTTCCCATTACGATTGCGTTTTCCCCTTTTTTCGCGGTGATCGTGTGCCCCGCGTGGATGCGGTTGGCGTGCGTGTTGCCGCCGCGGAACGCGTCTTTGCAGAGTTGGTACTGCGGTAACGTCAAAGCCAGATCGGCAAATACTCCCGGATAATAACCGCTATCTGCCTGCATGGCACGGCGGAATTCTCGGCGGACGTAGCCAGTGGATGTAAGAGGAATTTCCGCGAGGTTGTCCTCTTTACGCGCAGCGCGGATGCACTCGCATAAACCGCGAACGTCATTGTAGCAATAGCCTTGCTCTATTTCTGTCAGAGGGGTTAATGGGGTTCGGATTTTTCTGTAGTCGTATGTATCAACGAGTTTATAGTGTGTTACTCCCTCGCTGTTTTCGCAGAATTTCGAAAGACTCATATTGCTTAGAAAGTAAGAGCATCTAAACTCGATACCATAACGATGCGAAAAGCATTTCATTACCTTATGTGCATCTCGTGCAAAAATTTCAGAAAATTCAATAAAATCTTTCATAAACTGAAATTCATAAGACAAGTTATGAACGTACACAACCACGCGCTTCCAATCAGAAGTATGCAAATACAAATGCAGTTTTTCACAGAATGAAAGAAACTCGTTCCATGTGCGTCCAAAACACACGGTATCTTTGATACAAAATTGCCATTGATACATAAAGGCGGTTCCTTTTACTACTTTTTCGCCCGTTTTGTTATAGCGTTCGTAATCGAGTTTTTCTAACGTAGTTGTTTCGATATCAAACGCCATTTCCACGTCATAATAGACGATGGGATTTTTCTTTCTTCCACGCTTGCGGCATTCGCGTACAGTCTGGAAAGACGAGAACGGAAAATCATTGACCGTGTAAATTGTTTCACGTGAAACATTCTCTTTCCCGTCTATAATAACAGGCACTTCTAATTCGTACATTTTTTCACCTACTTCAATTTTAGTCTAGTTTCTGCAAAAAGTTCTTCTTCTGTGATGTAGCCGTCCAGATACTCTTTATACTCATCCATAATATCTTCGTAATCATAAGTATTATCACTCATTTTCAGAAGAAAATCATCGATGATCTGATTTGAGTCTAACTCTCTTCTCAGACTCTTCTTATATAAGTTGGACGTCAAAAAACGATATAAGTCCTTGTAATTGCTTTCGTCAACTTCTTCTGCAATTTTCCCAGACTTGTCAAAACGACGTTGCAATTCAGCAATACGATACCCCTCCAATGTTGTTTCGGGAGAGTTCAAAAAAGCGACCATCGTATCCCATTCCTGCCGTATAGATGCATCCGATCGTTTTACGCCTTTCAAGAAACGGTTTTTTTCACGCCCTTGCGACGCAAAAAATTCTTTTACGCGTCCATACGCCCATTGGTCGCGCGCGTGAATTTTTTCCAGTTTGGCAAGGCGGCTATTTGCCGCCTGCGCAACGCGTGGGAGTTCGCGCTTGATCTGGTCGATGGAGAGGTCGAGTTCCTGGTAGATGCTATAGTCCTTTGACTGCGGCATTATTCACACCCCCTTATGGTTAAGATTATACCCTCATTATTTGAATCAAGTTCGATTACATCTTCGCTCAGTAACACAAGGTTGTCATCATCAATATTTGCTCTTCCATTCTTTACAAGAAAACTTGTTATCATGATATCACGGTATTTGCCAAAAATACTCATTCTCGCTTTGATAGTAATACGATTGAAACTCATACATAGACGGACAATATCTTTTACTCTCATATTTCCTCCTTAGTAGTAACAATGTTCTTCTGTTACATTTGCCGAATACAAAGGACACAGAGTGCATCTATCATTTGCAGAACAGATAACGCTATGCGGAACTTCAATGTAGTAACATTTGTGCGAATATCGCGTGGATTGTGCATTATGGCAGTTTATCGTAAAACCTGTTCCGAAATTTCCTTTGTACGGCACTGGTACGCATAATGCATTCTTCTTAACGTAGCCATTCGTAAGAGACGCATGGTCATACGCGTAAATATGGATATTCCCGTCAATATCTTCCTGTTTTACATAGAATGGAATATCTTCCATTTTCGCTGGTAAGGTATACAGTTTCTCTAAAGCTAAAGTTTTCATAGCAAATTTCCTTTCTGCCCGTTACGCCGATAGCACAGCAGATATATTAATCAAAACTATAAAGCGGTGCTTCCTTATACACCTCTCTGTATAAGTCATCAAAAGCAACCCATCTAGTCAATGCTTTCTGTGCTTGCATACTAGATTGTCCATAATAGTTTTCCATTATTTTAAGCATATCCCACGATTCATTGCATCTTTCATTTAATACGGTTTTAATTTCTTCTACTGTCATTATTATTCCTCCATTTTCTATTTTTGTATTATTGGTTTTCCTTGTTTCTGATATTACAATACCACTTTTCTAGAAATATGTCAATACTTTTTCTAGAAAAATTTCTAGAAAATTTATGACATTCAATATTACACAGATACCAACAGGCAGTCCGCGGAGCGGTGACACCGCAAGGGCAGGCGCGGACGGCAATCACTAACGTTACACAGATGTCCAACTGGCAGTCCGCGGAGCGGACGACACCGAACGGGCAGGCGCGG